GATTCAAATCTTACTTTATTAGAATAATTAAATCCTAAAGATGGAACATTAGCCGTTACAGTTCTATCATATGGAATATATTGATATGGATATGTTGCTGCAGAATACATATTACTTGCGGTTGCAGAACTTTCTCCATATACATCATTAATTGAAACGTTTTTAATATAAGGGTCTAATACTCTATCTTTAGGATATTCAAAATCCAAACGGAATACTAAATCTTTTGTTGATGAATCAAAATCGTTACCATTTATTGCATCTGGAAATAATGTATGATTTTCAAATTTACTTCTTTGTAAAGGAACTCTCCATAATCGTACTTCATCTAAATTTCCTTGAAATCCATTACCACCAATTTGTAAATAAGAACCGGTTTCCCATTGTGTATCATCGGTTTGAATGGACATACTAACTGATGTTATAATTCTTTCCCCATCACTCGTTCCCCACCATACTTCAAACCAAGAAGAAGAATCAGGACTATTATGTCTATTAATTACAACCTGTGAATAATGTTCGGTTGAGATTGGAAAATCTAAACTTCCAGTTTTTAAATCAGGACCATACGCATATGGTTCATCATTAATATATTGAATATAATAAGATGCGGGTGTTGATATACTTTCGGAAAAATATGTACTATTTGAAATATCTCCACCAAAGTTTAATTCTAATTTACCAAAAGAACCAGTAGTTTGTACTAAATCCAAATTCCATTCACTACCACTTATTAAAGTATAAACTGGCGTTGGTAATTCATTTGGTAATATTCTAAATTCAATACAATTAGGATAATCAACACTATTTATTTCATGCCACGGAACTTTAATAGTCGAACTACCATTTCCATTTAAATCTCCTTTTAAATAAAATGCAGCGGTTCTATCATCAAATGTAAATTTACTAGTACCACCTTGTGTTGGGTCTTGTGGTCCACCAAATTCCATTATTGTTAACATAGATTGTGGTACACCATAACAAGCCATAATAGCTTTCATAGCTCTTGCAGTACCTTTATGTTTTAACAAATAAGGTAAGTTATTTAATATTCTTCTCCAAACTTCATCATTAGCTTCAGATAATGGCATTCCATATTTTTGAAATCCATCTTTTGTTTTACCAAATGCATATTCCCATAAAAACGGTGAATTAAAAGCGTTTTTAGGATTCCAACCAAATGATTGAAGCATTTGAGAAACTAATGTATTTGATAAACCATTGATTTGTTTATGTTCTAATATTTTATTATTATCCAATGCTTTAACATAAGCCCATACAATATCAAAGTGTTGACCAATCATATCTAAGAAAACTATAAAATCATTGTTATTATAATCTTCTCTAATAAATTCAGGTATATTATTTACTAAATAATTAGGATTGTATTTATCATAATTTGCCGCTTCATCAATTAATGCATTATACCATGCAGTAACACTTGGGTGCGTTGTATCTCTTAAAATAAGTGTTCCTAATCCTGTAATTGGATGTACATATAATACCTTTGGATATGCTAAATTGTTATTTGATTTGTATAAAAAGTTTTCAAATCCATCAAAATTTCTTAAAATACCATTTATTGTATTTAATACTTTTTTAGCTTCGCCGGCTTGATTTACACCACTTGATTGCGCAATTTCCCATTGAACATCAAATAGACCATCTTCAGTTATTACTTGAAATCCATTTTCCGTTAAAATACCACCATTGAAACCATCATATGGTGGAATGAATGTTGTTGCTATTAATGCTTCATATCTCGCTTTGTAAGTTTCTAATAATTTTACTTTGTAAAAGAAATTAGCGGCTCTTTCTTCAGCTGAACCAAAATGTGAAAAAGATTTAAATGTATAATCTGAACCACTTACATATTGTAAATTTAGTTTAGTAGTATTAACATTTGTTCCTTCTAAATAATTATTAACTATATCATTTGAAGTTATTGAACCACTTGCAATCAAATCATCTAATATCTGATATGCAACTCCATTATTTTCTTCCAATGAAAAGTTAGGGCCTTTTAGTGGCGGACAAAAACTTGCATTTTCACCAGTTATATTTATTGTTTCTATAATTGGGTCTGACTGTAATTTAGAAATCCATACCTGTTGGTTTGGTTGTATTGCAGTTGATAATGGCTCATATAATTTTAAAATCAAAGAACCCTCACTACCCAACCAAGTTGTAATTAATTTATTATCGTTTGGTAAATGTAATAAATGATTTAAATATTTCGATGATTCATCTACTAAAGATGCGGTATTTAATTGTGATATAAACCCATCAACTAATCTATTAATAACTACATTTCTCGGTATTGTTAATTCACTTTTATCAAATTGTATTGTAATAAATTCTTCCTTACCAACAACAACTTCGTTTCCTTGTTCGTTATATGGTACTAATTTTAATGTTAATGATATTAAACCATCACTTTCAGTATATTGTGCACCAGGCGAATTAAGTAATTGTTGGTAATTTAATGTTACATTTCCCGCAGCTGTAGCTTGTGTGTGTTGAGAACTTCCTAATACAGATATTCTTACATAATCAGTACTTACTGATTCATAACTAATTTTAAAATTTACATTTGTACCTACATAATCTGGACCTTTTATTAATGTTGGGTAATTTATATTTCTAATATCAGGTACACCAACATAAGTTTCAGATACTACATTTAACATTAACTCAATTGGGTCTCCATCGTTACCATTACTAGTAAATGGTATTATAATTATTCTATATTTTCCTACTGTTGGTAATTTAGATAAAGGTATAGCAATTATCGCAGATTCACCTGCAGCTAAATTTGAATATGTAATTTCTTCGTTTGCAAATTTAACTCTTACTCCTTCTGTAAATTCATTTTTATAAATTCCGATGTACACATCAATTTCAGAGTTGATGTTATGTTTTCTATTTAAATCAGGATTTACAAAACTTATAGAGGGTTTATCCAATGATATTACTGGTATAGTTTCTGTTTGAATATCAACTACATATGTTTTATCTATTGTTATCTTAGTACTAACCGATTCCGTATCGGTTACTGCCAATAATTTTTCACTTGTATAACCATCCGCTGATACTGCTATTTCTGTTATTCTTGATATAGTATTTCCTACTGAATTACTTTTTATTGTAACAATTTTACCTATTAATGTTGTTATACCATTGATACCTGAGTTAAGTGTAACTGTTTCTCCAGCAGTTCCATCTGCATTATCAATAAGTAATTGAGCACTACCATCTGCACCGGTTAACGTAACCGTCAATGCCTGTACATTGCCTAAATCATCTTCATCAGGATCATCCGAAGCGCTTATTTTTTGTAAAGCAAACGTAATATCTTTATCAATTTCTGCAATCGTTTCCGGTTGCAAAATACCATTTATATAATGTAGTATTTCAAAATCATAAAAATTAGTGTTCCCATACTCTGGATCATTTTCATCTATTGTTGGTAAAAATTCAAATTTAGATAATCCTATAATTTTTAAATTATTTGTTTTTCCTTCTTCTGAAAAAGGGATTGCCGTAAAAACAGGATTATCGTTAACATTATAATTTGGACTCGGTATTAATGTTATAACATAATTTTCAACACTTTTTTTATAACCGTTTCCAACTACTTTAATATTATAATCTCCATTATTAAAAATATCTCTTGCAGATAATTTAATTTCACTTGGACTTACTAATCCAGATGGTTGTTCATTTATATAAATTGATGCTTGTATTTTTTCACCAGAATACGTTTTCGAAAGAATATCACCAACTACACATTTTATTTGTAATTTTCCTGAAAAATTACTTAAAGGTGTGTTTGCTAAATCAGTAATGTAGACTCTGGAAGTAGGCGTTGCACCGCCGCCAGTTCCACCGCCGGGTTCAGTTCCACCGCCACCACCAGTTGCACCTCCACCGCCGCCAGTTGAACCGCCACCTAAACCACCATCGCTTAATATTTCTTCTACTGCTATCATCTATTATACAATTGTATTTGTTTATATTTTATCTTTGTGCGTTATTTCGATTTTTACCTACACCAGCAGCTCCTAAATTAGGTCTACTCAATCCTCCATCTTCAGGATTACCAATCGGGTCATCACCTCCTAATCCACCTCCACCGCCTCCACCACCTCCAACAGGTTCGGGATCAGGTGCATTGTATCCACATTGTGCCGAATTAGCTAAAAGTAAAGCCGTATATTCCCCACCTTTACCATCCGCATATTTACCATATAAATCAAACCCTTGACAAAATGATGAAAGAATTGTTCCTGCTGTTGGGAACGGTTCTTCTTTTGCTATTATCTTTTTTAATTCTAATTCTTTATTACTTTCTACAAATGTTTTTGTTTTCTTTGTGTTTATAACAGGATCTGAAGTATCTATTAATAAATCACTTTCTCTAGTTTGTGTTATTTGACCAACTTCATCAAAACTTTCATCTATTCCCACATCAAATGTTGCAGTAGATATTAAATCTTGTTTTGGTAAATAAAAATTAATTACACTTGTAATTAATCTCTGACACATTTCTACAATAGTATTAGATGATAAAGTTAATGGAGTTTTTGTTTGTTTACGTTTACCGTAATTTACATCATTAATATCGGATATTCTATTAGTAAGTTCATAAGATGCCGCTTCTCTGAATTTTGTATTAATTCTATTTGTAAATTCATCAAAGTTTTTTATTTTAAATTCGCCACTCATTTTACTAACCCAATTTTCACTATATTTTGTTTTTAAATATGTACCAATTATGTTTGAATCTATTTGCTCAATCACTTTGAAAGCTTCAATTATTGTATCATCTCTAAAGTCTTTATTAGATACAAATAATGCGAATCTTTCTTCTAATTCTGGATATTTTACTTTTGCATTTTTAATAGGAAATAATCTTACTTCCGTTCTAGATGGTGATATTTCAGAAATCCATAATTTATCTTCTTCCGAATCAGAACCAACTCTTTTATTAATTAGTGTAACCTGTGTTTTAAAAATACCATTATCGTATCCCGCTTCCCTTAGTAATCTTTCCGCATCTATAAAATATTCATTTGGAAATTGAAATTTTTGAAGAACAGTACCTTCTGCTATTAAAATATAATCACTTATGTTACTACTTGTCAATGGTACATATCTAACGGTTTTTCCATTTACAGCTTTTTGTGGCAACTGATTATCATTTGAATCATATACAATAAATTCAATCGCATCAGAATCTCCAAGACCAAAAAATGATTGCAGGTTTCCTTCTTCAAATATTTTTCTATCATCTGAACTAACTCTATATCCTTTGTTATTTATAATATCTTTAAATGTTTTTATTGCCATTATGGTTTGAATTTAGCTCCTCTTTGTAATTGTAGACCAGCTGTTAAAGTAATAGATGAGGTTGGTGTTTTTATTATGAATGTACCATTATAAAGTGTATCCTTACCAACATTTAAAGCAAGAACACCATTTTTATCAGTAGTTACAATTACTAATTTTCTAGCCTTTGCATCTAAAGTAAAACTAGCCGGCTTTTTATACGCATCTTTAGTTTTACCGGATGTTTCAAAGCTTACAGAAACTGGTTCTGATGAGAAATTATATACTTCAATTTCTGGTCCATTTATAAATCTAACATTACCTTTATCTTTTCCAGGTCGTGTATTTACCAAAAGGTCATCTCCAGTTTCTTGTCCTTTTGTTGTTACCTTTACTGATATCTCTTGTCCAACCTTAGCACCTTCAGCTAGCTTTGCTTCTTTACCAACTAAAGTTTCTCTTAAAACACTTAATTCTTGTTCTAATGCTTGATTTCTTGCAAATAAAGAAACTCTTTGGATTGCTTCCGCTACTCCTTTTTGTATAGAGTTTTGTAATTCGGTTATTGTACTTGTAATTTTTGTTGTTACCTGTTGAGTCTGATTTTGTGATGCAGCTACATTTAAATTTTGTAAATCTACATCAACTCTCAAACTTTCAGATACTATTTCTACATCCTGTACTTTAGCTCTTAATTCAAAAACCAAAGTAGTAAGTTCTATAACCTGCTCTGTTAAATCAATTACAGATTGAGTTACTTCGTTATATATTGGTCTTGGAATTCTATCATCAAATGGAGGTGCTTCTGGTGGAAGTAATTCAAATATTACAGTATCAACAGATTTTACTAACTCAGTTTCATTATATTTTGGTCTTGTTAATTGTCCGGATATAACACCATCAGTCCTATTTTCTTGCGCAAATGAGTAAACACCAAATTCATTTTTAGAAATGATAGGTGAACTAGAACCACTTATTAAAAGTTCACTTATTAATGCTTCATTTTGTAATCCTGTTTTTGCCATTTTAATTTTTTACAATTCTAAATGTTATATCATCATCAAAATATTGAGTATTACCATCAATAGTTACTTTAAATTCTATTTTATATATTCTATCCGCTTCCCAATTAGAAAGATTTAAATTTATATAATTACCATTTACATCACAGCTAATTTTTGAATAATCGGAAAAAGGAATAATAATATCATCCGATGTATAATCTTTAATTTGATAATATGATGTTGCTGGTAAATAATGTAATGTACTATATGCAAATTGTTTAACAAAAGTTTTAATAGGATATAATTCTCTAGTAAATATTCTTATTTTTGACATAGTTCCAACTTTAACTTCTGCTTTTAAATTAGTAACTCCAACTTTTATATCTTCTGAAGTTAATGCGTTTAATGAACCAGTTATAAATGATTGGTCATCCCAACCTATTCTAATTTTTGGTTGATATATAGTATTTGTTTCTTTACTAAATAATTTTATTGCACCATAATCTTGTGTATCAACTTCTTTATTAAATGCGTGTCTTAATATAATACCATCATTTTTTATAGAACCACTCATCCAACTTTTTAATAAAGATTTTACATTCATATCAATATCAGCAGTTTGATAGCTAAATGATTGTGATGCTTCATATTGAGTCCACCAAGTACCACCACCGCCATTATTTTGGCTAGCTGATGTGAATGAATTAAAATTATTTTCTAACCAATCTAATTTAGAATCCCCTTCTCTATAATTCCAAGTTACTCCCTGTGTTGATATATTATCAAACCTAGTACCAATACCCATTTCCCAACTTCCCGAAATTGCATTTGCAAAAATTGTATATTCTAAAGGAATTTCTTCGGTTTTTGTTTCTTTTAAAATAAGGGTTGCTTCATCTAATTGTATTGTATTATTAGATATCGATGCCGATAGGTATCCTACTTCAAATTTTAGCAATGCATGAGATATATCTTTTACATTACCATAATATAATTTGCTTATTTCTAATATCTCATCTAAACCTGTGTTTTGGTTTGGTTGTTGGAGATAGACTGTTGCATCTTTTGATGCTGTTAATAAATAGTATGCCATTATCTTACTCTGCCTTTTATGTCCCCACTAGGAAACTTAATTTCAAAAACTGAAGGGTCTAATGATGGATATACAATTTTATCTTTAGTTGCCGCTTCGATATTATACGAATTTGGTGAATATCTACCACCACACTTATTTGTAACTTTCACAGATGGAACAGATGAAACTCCTTCTACATTTGCTAATAACAATTCAATTTCATTTAAATTAATAGTTTGATTAAACTGCCAATTATCTATACTAAAGAAATCTTTTACTTCGTTTATACATTTTGTTAATATTTCATTTTTATTATAATTTGGATATGTTATAATTTCAAATTCTAAACCAATATTAATTACAAATCCATCATTTATATTTATACCATCAGTTAACATTCGGTATTCGTTAATATATGTTTTAAGATTTTCTTTTACGGCTCTATTTAAATTTGTCAAATTACCATTTATATCATATCCTAATAGATATAAGTTAATAGCAAATGGATTATTTTTTTCATTTTCATTTGAAGTTTTACCAATTAAAAAATTAGTAATTTGTTGTTTTATATCTTGCTCAGTTGGTTCTAAATCATCTGGTTTATTTACAAAATCTAATACTAAATCAGTAAATTCTTGTAAATTGTTTGGCGATGCTAATATAGATGAAGGTGAGTTGTTATCCAATGTTCCATCCGCAACAGCATATGCTTTTGCTATAGCTCCATATTTCGATGGCATTGATAATACTCTAATTTGATAATCTTTTGCAGTTACTGCTCTATTTTGAGCTCCAAAATTTGCTAATGCATTTTGTCTAATTTCTTCTAAAGTTTCACCACCTCTACCACCAACTGCAGGTACATCGTTATCAACTGCTAATGAATTTTTTGCAGAATTATAAAGTGAAAGTTGGGCTCTTGTAAAAGAACTTAAACTTTCTTCAAATTCAACCCCATTAATTCTTGTTAATTCCCCTGCTGCAACATTTGAACTAATACCTCCACCTGTATAATATTTTACAGTCATTGTTGTATTAGATGGAGAAGTACCATACGTTTTTGTTTTTAAAAAATTAGTTGGGTCAAATGATTCATCCAATCTTTTAATAGAATTTGGTAATCCCAATCCTACGTTTTTAAGATTTGGAATTAATTGTTCATCGGATGCTGTTGGGTCTCCTGCACCAAATTCAATTGTTATTGTACTATCTTGGTTTACTCTAGTTGTAAATCGTTTTGGTGTTTTTATTGTTTTTAAAACATATGGTACAGTTGATTTAAACTGATATAGGTCTGAATCGTTAGCTTCGGTATTTGGATAATCAATGAATATCATTTCTTGTCCTAAATATGGTACTTCATACCATTTATTATTATTAGAATCTCTACAATCATATATCTCAATCACATTTGTTTCTGGCAAATCAATTGTTCTAAAATTTTCATAAGTCCCAAAGGTTACTTCTTTTTGATTTCTTACGGCTGATATTGCTTGTACATATTTTTTTATTAAATAAAATGTAGGTTCTCCTGTAAGTGCATCTCTTTGATATATGGTCGTCTCTCTATCAATTTCATTTGAAAAATCCACCATATCGGTTGTTATAAATTGAACTGTACCCGCTTGATTTGCTACAATCATCCCTTCTCTTACTTTTAAATAAAAAGTATCATCTGGTCTATTACTAGCACCAACACCAATGGATGGTACTAATTGATAAACCGATAATGTTGTTACTGCTGGGGATGTTACTTTTGGTTTATAACCCAAATATTGTGCAAGAGCTATAATACTTTGAATATCTTCTGCATAAGGCATTAAAGATTCTTTCAATGTATCATCTGTGTAATAAGCCAAAACATCACCTACATATGATGCCATTTCAATAAAAAGCATACCAGGAGATGATTCATTAAAATCACCATAGGTCTTTGGAAAATAATTTTTTGTAAAATCAATAAGATTTGCTCTAAATGCTGCAAAATCTTTATTAAGATATTTTATATCCTTTCCTTTATTTTTAAAATTCTTATTTATTGTTGTTATAGCCATTATGTTTGTACATTAAAAGTTACCGTATCTAATACCTGTGTATCTGATACTCTAAATGAAACTGATACTTCAACCTTATTATTATCTTTAAATTCGTTTGATTGCTGGATATTAATAGTTTCTACATTTACATATGGTAACCATTTAGAAAGTGTATCAACAATATTATTTTCTAAGTTATCAGCAAACATTTCATCATTCATATTAAATAATAATTCTTGAATACCACTCCCAAATTCAGGCTGCATCAATCTTTCAAATCTTTTTGTAAGTAATAAATTTTTAATATTACTTTTAACCTGGTCAGCAGTTATAAAACTTTGATTAAAAGCAGTATTTCCTATTTGAATAGGTAATGTTATACCTATCGCATAGTCTTCAAACTGCTTTGAATCAATTACTAACTTTTTACCAAGTATTACTGCCATTATTTCTTTTTAAATCTTTTAACCAATTCAGAATAATCTCTATTCAATGCTTTATCCAATTCAGGCACTCCAGTGTTTACACCTAATCCAGTAGGAGAAGGCCCTTTTGCTAAATCACCATAACCCATTTTTTCAGCTATTGCAGTTCTACCTACAATTGAACCCATATCACCCTGTCCAAAATTCATTGTTCTGAATCCACCATCACCTTGTGGAATACCACCTCTTGTTTCATTGAGGATTTGATTAATCATTGGGTTTTTACTAAATTTTTTTTGTTCTACTTTTTCTTTAACCGATTCTATAATAACATCATCTTCTAAAATAGCTTTAGCCATTGATA